AGAGCCATTTGAGCAATTGATTATTGATAGAAAGTATCTGCCAAACATGATGGCGCGGTTTTGTACTTCTGAGCTAAAAGTTTTAACTATAGAAAGGTACATGGATTCAGAGTTTTCTACTGTTGTCGGTATAAGAGCAGATGAGCCAAGAAGAGTTGCAAAAATGAGAAACAAAGATAATTATTTTGTGCCACTTGCCGATGCACAAGTTACAGAAAAACAAATAGATGCGTTTTGGCAACAACAAGACTTTGATTTGGCAATGCCGCCTGCTGGTGTAAACACTTTAAGCAATTGTGATCTATGTTTTTTAAAAGGCGGTAAGATTAAACAATCAATTATCGAACACAATCCGAAGTTAGCAGACTGGTGGATAAAACAAGAAAACTACATGGGTTCTTTTTTTCGATCTGATCAGCCTAGCTATTCAAAGATGAAAATTATTGCAACTGATCAAGGGCAACTATTTGATTTTGATGATGAATCAATAGCTTGTTTTTGTGGTGACTAAAGGAGAGCAATATGTTAGATATAGTAATCGGTGTAATAGGATTAGCAGTATTTGGAGTATTATTATCAGGGGCATGGCTGTTATTACAAGACGCACAAAAAAGATACGAAGAAAGAAACAAATAGACCGAGGCTACCCCTCGCCTTTTGAGCCAGATTAGTCCACTGGTGGTCGCAACGGACTATTAACTGTACGCATATGATTAATGCAAAAATAACATTACAACTTGTTGTTTTATATAGATAAAATGCGCCTCTAAACAGGAGGTAGTTATGATGTTTTTTATGGCTTTTTGCTTGCTTGCCTTATGCGCTATAGCAAAAGATGAATTTAATTAACACTTTTAGTTATATGTAGTACAATGTAGCAACTAATGACATACAGGTGATAGTATGGAGTTGCAATTAGTATCTAAAATCAACGAAGCAAATGACAGAGGTTGGGTAGAATTAGTCGAAAAGATCGATGCGATTACCCAGACTTTAACTTATCCAGAGTATAATCGACAGCAAGTTAGAGAAGAGATTTTAAACTGGTGTGAAGAAGTAAACGTAAAGCTTAATCAGCCACCTCCTGAACCAATTATACCCTCCCTTTTATCTGAAGAAGTATTTGGAACTGAGCAATAATGGGCAGACCTAAATGGATACCTGACGAACTAACCTGTAAGAAAGCTAAAGACATGGCTTCTAGGGGTCTTACGATCCTACAGATAGCCGATTGCCTTGGTGTTAGTCATACAACAATTTACGAACGACAGAACGAATATCCTGAGTTTGCTGAGGCTATAAAAAGGGGCAGAAGTCAAGGAATAAAAGAGGTCGCCAACGCATTATTTGACAAAGCCGTAGGGGGTGATACTACCTCTATGATCTTTTACCTAAAGAAAAGAGACAGAGAATCTTGGGGAGATGAGTACATTGACCCAGTAAAAGAAATACCGCCTATCAATATTATCGTAGATAGTAATGCAATTAACCAAGCCGCAGAGTGAGATATTTTGTTCTGAATCTCGTTTTCGTGTCTGCGTTGCTGGTAGAAGATTTGGCAAGACCTTTCTCTCAACAGGCGAACTTCTTAAAGCGGCTGTCGGTGGTAAGAATAGAAACTGCTGGTATTTAGCTCCTACCTATCAGGCGGCAAAAGAAATTGCGTGGTCTATGCTGATTGACACCATTCCAGAAGAGTACATCGTAAAAACTAATGAGACAGCCCTTACATTAAAGCTAATTAACGGATCAATCATTAGCCTAAAGGGTGCAGAGAAAGCGCAGAATTTAAGAGGAAGGTCGCTTGACTTCTGTGTTTTAGATGAGTTTAGTGATATGCGGCCAGAAGCATGGTATGAAGTTATACGTCCGTCACTATCTGACAGGCAGGGATCTGCACTATTTATTGGCACACCTAAAGGCAGAAACCACTTTTACGACTTGTGGGCATCTGGCTTACATAAAGAGAATGATTGGCAGAGCTTTCAATATACAACGCTAGAAGGTGGCAATGTACCTGAATCAGAAATAGAAGCCGCTAAAATAGATCTTGATGAGCGTACATTTAATCAAGAATACTGTGCAGAGTTTGTGACATACAGCGGTTTGATATATTATGCATTTAGTAGAGAACTATCTGTCGTTGATTGGAAGAATGATGGTACTCTACATATTGGTATGGATTTTAACTTAGACCCTATGTCAGCCGTAATCTGCATTCGTAAAGGCGAGATGCTGTATGCAGTTGACGAGATTGTCATCTATGGGTCGAACACTGACGAGATGGTTACGGAGATAAAAGACCGTTACCCCAATCGTCATATAATAGTTTATCCAGACCCAGCATCAAGACAGCGCAAAACAAGCGCAGGTGGTCGTACAGATTTGTCGATCTTACAGAACGCAGGGTTCGCGGTAAAAGCCAAGAAGTCCCATGCTCTGGTTAGAGATAGAATAAACGCAGTGAATAGCCGTTTACTAAGTATTAATGGTCAGCGGAAATTGTTTTTTAGTCCTAAGTGTAAGCAAACGATTAAGAGCTTAGAACGACAAACATACAAGGAAGGAACAAGCATACCAAATAAAGATGGCTTTGATCACATGAATGATGCCCTCGGTTACTTGGTAGAATACTTGTTCCCTGTTCGCACAGAATACGATACACCACAACCGACTAGGTGGACTTGATGAGATTGAGCGCAGATACAACACACCCCGATTATGATAAATACGAAAGCCGATGGGAGTTTTATGTTCGCTCTTATCTGGGTGGAGAGGATTACTTTAATGGCGCATATTTGACGCGCTACATATCAGAAACTAGTGATGACTATGACCGTAGATTAGATTTAACCCCACTAGATAATCATGCAAAGTCTATAGTTCACATTTACTCTAGCTTTTTGTGGCGAGTGCCACCTACTAGAGCCTATAACAGCGCGGTTAATAACGTAGCATTAGAACCTTTTATAGACGACTGTGACTTAGAAGGTCGTAGCTTTAACGCGTTCATGCGTGAGTGCCAGATCTGGTCAAGTGTATATGGTCATGTCTGGATTATGATGGATAAGCCAAAGTCTAACGCAGGTACAAAAGCTGAAGAGTTAGCGCAAGACATACGTCCTTATGTAACAATGTTTACTCCTGAAAACGTTTTAGATTGGAACTATGTTAGAACGCCTAGCGGTAGGTTTGAGCTTGACTACCTAAAGGTCAGAGAGTCTGTTATACGTGTAGATGAAACTACCACCGAGACATACTACAGAGTCTGGTACAAAGACCGCGTAGAGCTATGGCATTCGGTAAATGACTTAGATAAGCAGATAGAAGTTGATGACAATGTGTTAGGTCGTATACCTGCCGTATTCTTACCTGCTAACCGTAGCGTCACAAGAGGCATAGGATTAAGCGATATAGCCGATGCTAGTTATATGCAACGCGCTATCTATCAAGAGCTATCAGAAATCGAGCAATTGATTCGGATCAGCAACCACCCGACACTAGTAAAGTCATATCAGACAGATGCCAGTGCAGGGGCAGGTGCAGTCATTAATTTACCTGATGATATGGACGCAAGCCTAAAGCCATATCAGTTACAGCCAAGCGGACAGAACTTAGACGCTGTTAGAGCGTCAATACAAGATAAGATTCAGTCTATTAACAGAATGAGTCATATGGGTGCTGTACGTGGCACAGAAGCCATAACGATGTCAGGTGTTGCTATGGCAACAGAATTCCAAATGCTTAACGCTAAATTAGCAGAGAAGGCTGATTTGTTAGAGTTAGCCGAAGAGCAGTTATGGTTGTTGTTCTGTGATTGGCAAGATGTTACCCCTGATGTTGAAATATTCTACCCTGATGCATTTGATCTTAGAGATTACGACAAGGAGCTTATGTTCCTTCAGCAAATGCGTTCTACTGGCGTTAAGTCAGTTACCCTGTCGCAGGAAATAGATAAAAAGATTGCTGATTTGTTGCTTGATGATGAACAACTTGCAAAATCGCACGCAGAGATAGAATCTGGTACACAGGTACTAGGACAGTTTAACGAACAGGCACTTGAGATCGAAAGCTAATGGCCGCTGATATAGATCAGTTGCGTGATCTTATTAAGCTTGCAGATACCCATCAGGCTAAATTAGCAAGCGCATTAATTACTTTAGAAAATCGCATAGCAGATATTATGGCTACTGCGCCTTTGCGTGATGGTGAGTTGTTTGATTTAGAGTGGGCAATACAAGCAAGAGTTGTTTTACGTGAAGCTATAGAGCAAGAATATTTGCTTGTTGTTGATCGTTTGGTTAGAGAGTATAACAGCGTGGCGGCTAAAGCAATTGCTATGTTAAGTCAATATGGTGACATAGCGCAGTTAGACCAGAGCAT